ACGTCACGCTGGTCGGTGGCGGGGGGAGTTTTGAGTTGAGTCAGCTTGAGATGTCTTCCGGAGACCTGATGGTTATTTCTACGATGACTTACTCGCAACCAGCGACGGGAGCATAATTCATGGTCGTCCTTGTAAACAGAGCGTATGTCGAGACAGCGACCACTGGGACTGGGACGCTTTCACTCGGGGCAGCGTTGGAGGGTTATCAGTCTTTTGCTGATGCTGGGGTCTCCGACGGCGACACCGTTCGTTACGTCATCGAAGAAGAAAGTCAGTGGGAGATAGGCTCTGGGGTCTACTCAGCTGGAACACTGACTCGGACAGTCGACGAGAGCAGCAACGCTGATTCTCTGATCACGCTCGCCGGAGCGGCCAAGGTATTCGTCACCGCAGCCGCTGAAGACTTGTTGCGCGGGGTGGCATACACGAAGCTGAACTTCACCGCGAGTGGTGGTCAAACCACATTCTCGGCGACCTACACAATCGGTTACGTCGACGTCTTCTTGAATGGTTCTAAGCTCGGCACTGCGGATTACACGGCCACTGACGGAACATCTGTAGTCTTGAGCGCAGGAGCCTCGGCTGGCGATCTTGTTGAGATCATTGCGTGGACAACAATCGGTGTTGATGTCGAGTATGTCCCCGCGTCGGGCGGCACGTTCAGTGGCGGAGTGACGTTCTCGTCGACTACCACCGTGTCGGGAGACGCCACCTTCGGAGCCTCCATCGTCGAGCAGGTGTTCGCACTGACTGGCACGACCCCCGCACTTGATCCATCCAACGGAACAGTGCAGACCCACACGCTGTCTGGAGCCACCACATATACGGATTCCCTCTCGGACGGCGAGGCCATCACGCTGATGGTCGACGACGGAGCAGGGCAGGCGGTCACGTGGCCGACGATGACGTGGATCAATAACGCAGGTGCCGCGCCCGACTTGGCAACCACTGGATACACGACTGTCCAACTGTGGAAGGTAAGCACGACACTCTACGGCGCACTCGTCGGGGATGGTTCGTAATGCTGAAGCGTGGTCTTATCGGCGCAGGCGGGACGCTGGGCGGTGGCAGTAATCTGTTCGGGCCAAGAGGCGTGTTTGCTGGGGGCCGGAGTGGAAACAGTCAATCTAACGCCATCGAATATATTACGATTGCCACCACAGGTAACGCAACCGATTTCGGCAATTTAAGTCAGGCCAGAACCCTTGTGAGTGGGACAGGTAATGGCTCAAGAGGAGTATTTGGTGGCGGCTTTACAACCGTAACTGTCAGCACCATCGACTATATCACAATCGCCAATAATGATAATGCTACATACTTTGGCGAGTTATCTGTTGTAAGGCGGAAGGCAGCAGCAACAAGCGATGGTTCACGAGGCGTGTTTGGTGGCGGCTATACTTTCAGCAGCACCACCACCGTATTTAACCATATCGACTACATCACAATCGCTACCACAGGCAACGCTATCACCTTTGGCGATTTGAGCACAGTTCGACTCGGCAGCGCAGCAGTATCAGACGGCACAAAAGGAGTCTTTGGTGGAGGAATGACCACTAATGCTTTTTCAAGTACCGTAAATATAATTGAGTACATCACAATCGCTACCACAGGAAACGCCATAGACTTCGGGGATTTGACCAATAGACGTACTAACATTTCGGCAGCTTCAGACGGTTCACGGGGCGTATTTACTCCAGGAACCAGCAATACTGGCAGTAATAGTTTTACAATAGACTACATCACAATCGCTACACTATCTAACGCCACATACTTCGGGAATGGAACTACTCGAGATAGGGCTACCGCTGCTGCTACGTCTGACGGGACTAGGGGTGTAATGGGTGGGGGTGTGTTTGCTGATATGAACTACTTCACCATCGCCGTACCGTCAGATGCCACTTATTTTGGAGATTTAAACGCACCGAGAGGTAATCTTGCAGCAACGTCAGGTGGATAACATGAGCAACGAAATCACAACCGCACAGAGCAACTTCGCGTCACTCGCTCCCGCCAAGGCGGTTGAGCTGGCATCTGCGCGCCTCCCTGAGATGGTAGCCAAGACGCAGTCCTTCGGGCGCAGCAACAGCCAGACGACGACCAGCCTGATGAGCCTCACGATGCTCACGGGCCAAGCGCCACACCGGCAGGTGCGTCAGGTTCTCGCGGAGATCGCCAAGCGCCAAGCGGCGCTGTCCGAAGCGCAGGTCAGCTACGTCGAGCTTGTCGAGAAAGAGCCTGATCCGGACTGTTCCGAGGCACTGCATGAGGCCAAGCAGCGGCAGAAGGCGTTCCAGTTGCAGCAGATGGAGAACCACATCTCCGGCGCGGTCAAAGACATCGCGGTCCTGATCGCCGCCTACGACAACCTTGTCGCCACGCACGGCATGGAGGACTGGACCGAGGAAGACTTCGAGCGCCACGAGAACAAGTTTCACGTCCGGCGCGGATTTGAACTTCTGTACCGCAATCTGGTGGAACTGGGTCGCGGCAAGGAGGCGTCGATTGAATACCTCCAGCAGTTCGGGGTGCATATCCAAATCGCCCTGCGCGAAGTCACCGGATACATCGCCGCGACCGACGAACGCATTAACAACGGCGCTCGGCCAACGGCGGCAGACCTTGAAGACTTCCTAGACCAGATGGCTCTGAAGTACGAACACTGCGCTGTGGAAGTCACGCAGCGGATGTTCGGCGTCGAGAGCATCACAAAACCTGAATTTATGTCGCTACCCAAAACGGAGGTTTAGATGCCACACCTGAAGATCACAAACGGCCAGCCTGAGAATTACTCAATCGGGCAACTACGTCGTGACAACCCGAACACGTCCTTCCCGAAGTCGCCAAGCGATGCGCTTCTGGCAGACTGGAGCGTCTATCCATACATGGTGGATGACCAGCCAACGGTCGACTACATGACACAGACGATCACCCCGACGGCGCTGGCCGAGGTTGACGGTGCGTGGACCCAAGGGTGGGGGGTCAGCAACCTGCCCGCCGAGGACGCGGGGCGCAACATCAGGTCGCAGCGCGACAACCTGCTGCAACAAACAGACTGGATGGCGCTGAGTGATGTTACCATGTCCCCTGAGTGGTCTGCGTATCGTCAGGCGCTTCGAGACGTGACTGCTCAAGAGGGCTTTCCCTTCAATGTCATCTGGCCCACAGAACCGGAGTAAACCATGAGCAACGCACGAGACCTCGCCAACTTCGGACGGACAAGCCCTGTCGTCGCTGATGGGACGATCACCGAAGACGTATATGCAATCAGCGGCACATCAGCGGCTTTGGACCCAGACAACGGCTCTATCCAGACGCACACATTGTCTGGTGCGACGACGTACACCGACGGCTTGAGCGCGGGTCAAGCAATCACGTTGATCATTGACGATGGTGCTGCATATGAGATCACATGGCCCACGACAGTGTGGGTTAATAACGCCACCGAAGCACCAACGCTGGCGACCACTGGAGTAACGGTCATCGCGCTCTGGAAAGTCGGCTCGACGCTCTATGGTGCTCTTGTAGGGGATGGTTCTTAATGTTGTGGAGCAAGGCGATAGGTGCTGGCGGGACGGGTGGTGGCGGAGGCTGGAACCTGACAGACGCCGTTTATGATGGGGTCAGTTTCAGCCTTAGTACGCAAGACACCGTACCAAACGGGCTGTTTTTTAGGCCCGACGGCACGATGATGTTTATCGCAGGGAACAACACAGACCGGATTTACAGGTACGTTTTGAGTACGCCGTGGGACTTATCAACCGCTCTCGCATCTGGTTCTTTTTCGACCGCAGCCCAAGAAAACAATCCTGCTGCGGTATTCTTCAAACCTGATGGTTTGGTGATGTATGTCACGGGCGGAGGTTCCGACCGTGTTTGGCAGTACAACTCGACTTCCGATGCGTGGAACATGCCTTTCTGGGGCGTTCAAACAAGCATATATGTCGGAAGTCAAGAACCAGTTCCAACAGGTCTTTTCTTCAAGCCTGATGGTACAAAAATGTACATGTGTGGCTGGCTGAATGACCGAGTGCATGAGTACAATTTAAGTACTCCGTGGAATGTCTCTACGGCTGTATTTTTCCAGAATGTTAGCGTTGGTGCAAACTCACCAACTGCGGACGGGATATTTTTCAAGCCGGACGGAACGGCCATGTATGTGGTCAGCGACGGGAGTGACTCTATCGGTGAGTACGCTCTCGGCAGTCCTTGGGACGTTTCGAGTGCAACATATGTGCAGAGGTTCAGCGTGGCGGGCCAAGACACATTTATAAAAGGCGTCAGTTTCAAACCCGATGGCACAAAAATGTACGTTATTGGAGACGCCACGAACAAACTGTACCAATACTCCACTGCATAACGGAGGCTTATATGCCACACCTGAAGATCACAAACGGCCAGCCTGAG